GTCAGATGTGTATAAGAGACAGCAATGACACCGCGTCTAACTAATTCTTTAATAGCAAAGTCCATAAGGAATGAAGCCTCAGGTGCATCAACATGAAACTCAAAGTCTAAAGACCCATCATCATTTTGTACACAGTTTGTTATAATCATTTAACCAATCCTTTCTAAAGTCTAACCATAAGAAGTTGTTGTCATCAGCCCACTTAGAATAAGTAGTCTTACTACGCTTAGTAATCTTATTATCAGGGTTCATAAATAAGAAGATAATAGTTATATCAGGATTGGATTCTCTAAACCATACCATCTTCTGTCTTGTATCTAAATCTAATTTACCTTTAGCTTCTATATAAATCTTACGTCTACCAGTTCTAAAGTCAGGATTGTATGTCCGTTCTTTTTCAGGCTGGATGTATTTAAACTTATCAGGTTCGTATTTAACTGATGGATACTTCTTCTTCAGTTGTTCCCAAACCTTCTCCTCCAACTTGCTCTTGAACGTGGGCATTAAATATATCTCTCCAGTCTTCATTAGGTTTACGTCTAATCCAAAGTACTCTACCATTCATAAGGAACTCTTCATCATTACTATAAGCATCACGAACAGCATTAAAGTATTGTTGTTCAGTATAGCATTCAGCTAAGATGCGTTCTGCTTTCTTAGGACCAATACCTTCAATACCTTTAATGTTATCAGCTCTGTCTCCTGTGAGACATTGCATATAGAAATGCTTCATACCACTATAATGATCTACTTCAATAAACTCATCTTTAACAAAGTTATAATGCATCCCAGGGATCATCAATAGATCTTTATCAATAGAACAAATGATGGTGTCATCCGTCTGAGCAATGCCTAAAGCATCGTCAGCCTCTTCACCATTAATTACTTCAGCATTATAATTAGCAATAAGATACTGTCTACACTTCTCTAACCAGAAAGGTTTCTCTTTAGGTCTGTGAGCTTTATACTCAGGATAGATTGAATATCTAAAGTTATCTTTACCAGTTAGATAAAGATGATACTCAGTTGCGTCTGTATTAACTAGGATCTGATCTATAAGATCTTCTGCCCTAGCATATACATATTCCTCAGCATCATCTTCAGCTAACGTACAGGCAACCCTGTACGCTACTATGTCAGCATCAATAAGTGCTTTCATTATGCTGGGATATCATCCTCTGAGATTTGATCCTCTGCATCTTCTTTAGAAAAGACATAAGCTTCAAACTCTTTAGCAGTTGCAATGACGTCATCTACTTTAGAACCAGTGCCTAGTAATTCTACTGCAGTTGATAAAGATGATTGACGAATGATAAATACTTGTCTAGCAGCTCTTTCTTCTTTAGTTTCATAGTTAGAACCAGTTACTCTACCACCTGAAGCTGGTTTAGTTTCTTGAGTTGATGGTGTGTTACTATCTCCAATACCAGTCCACTGCCAATAACCTGCAGCATCTTTAGTTGTAGTTACATTAAGTGTTGCACCTTTAGTTAAATCTTTAATGTGATTAAACACAGTTGGATTACTAAAAGACATTAGCTTCTTGTTTGATACTTGACCGTTCTCAGCCTTATACGTTACTTCAATTGATTGGTATGATCTACCATTCTTAGCAGCGTGTGTATTAGGTTGTCCTACATCTATAATATTAATTAACATTCACTATCTCCATGTTACCCCAGTTAGATCCAACTTGACATTCGACCCTCATGGGAAGGTTAAAGTTTACTCCAAACAACTTCTTAAAGTTCAATGGAACATCTGCAAAACACTTATCAACTAATTGAACTATACTATTATTATCGCATACTTTATTATCATAGTCAAGTATTATTGAATCATGAACAGTATTAATTAGTTTAACACCAGGAATATCTTTAAGTCTATTAGACAAAGATACCCTGGCTATTGCCATCAAGTCAGCACCAAGACCCTGAACTGGGTAGTTAAGGATCTTAGTACGTGGCCACTTGACTCTTCCATACTTTACTTCTGGTTCATACTTATATACTCTTCCAGTAGGCATTGTGAGTTGTCTATCCTTCATAGCTAGCTTTACAATCTTATCATGCCACTCTCCAAGTCCACTATACTTATTGTAGAACTCTTCTATTACGTTTTGCCAAAAGGATTCACTAGTAGATACGTTAGTAAAGTTGTTATCATGAGCGTAAGAGTAAGCAGATCCTCCATAGATAAGTCGAAAGACAAAAGTCTTAGCAACAAGCCTAGAAGGAAGCCCAAACCGAAGTTGATTATCGCTATGCTGGTCTGTTCCATCCCATATTTCCTTTATGGCTGTTTGATCTTGGGATAAGAATGTAGCACAAACCCACTCCAATGCTTTAGCATCAGCTTGTAATAGCATACCTACTCCCAAATAGTTGTTTAATTTCTCCATCAAAGTTCTGTAAGTTAGGTTTGGTTGATGACAACCTACCTGTCTTAGCAACACATTGATTTAGAATCCCATGTAGTTTACCTACAGACCAATTCATTTTAGTTCTTAACTCAGGTAGACCTTGATAGTAAGCTGTCAATCGCTTTACTAGCGTAGCTCTTTCCAGAATAAGTTCTACAAGTTCTTTAGCCTTATTACTTTTAAACTTTAAACTCTTTAGAGTCTGATCATCTATTGAGTAGTATCCTTCCTTTTCAAGCTCCGAACCTTTAAGAGGTGTAACCATTCGTTCATATTTAATCTGATGATCGAACCATCTTTCTTTAGGTTGACCTGCTTTAAGCCCCGTCTTAAATGTACCAACAACTTCTTTTCTGCGGATATTAATAAGGCCGCCATATAGAAGAGTAGATACATGCTCTGTGCTAGAAGGATTAAACTCAGGTAGCTTATGAGATTCAAACAAGAGTGCATCAAGTTTAGCAACTTGTTTTTCCATCTCTTTACCAAGGCGATTACATTCTTCTTCGTCATATAAGATTCCATTAAACTCCATCTCTTCTAAGACCAATAGGTCTTGGTTATGTAAGCTGATTAGTCTTTGCATTTGTTTTGTACATGATGCAAATTCTTCCATTTGTTTTTCGTATACCTTTTGTGTTAACTGCAAATCTTGTATTAGATACTTCTCAAGTATATCTCTAGGGATTGACGTGGTATCGATATGGTTGCTCCAATACTCACTAGCAACAACATCAAGCTTGTTACCCAGATCATAATACTCAGCGACACCATTAAGACTTGGGTAGGGATTCTGTTGGCCCGTAAGTATAAAATGTACCAGCTGACAGTCCCAAACACGCTTGCCCACAATATTGATTCCATATTTTCTTATCCAGTGCAAGTCAAACTTAAGGTTAAAGCCAACAATAATATCGTGGCTGTCAATGCTTCTTTGTATAGCGTCAAGTCTATCTCGGTGTGGAGATCCGCTATAATCAATATCAAATAGAGTATGACCAATGCTATTGTAGAGTCCAACATAACAGAGTTTATTCCTTTCATCAAATGGATTACCTTTATTGCTTATGGTTGTTTCTACATCTAAGACTAGGCTCCGCACTCTCCTGCTCCTTGGTTAAGTGGATAGAACTTATTGGCTGCATCAAGTAATGAATCACTGATGTCCATAATATCTATTATATCATACAAGTCTGCACGAGTCAAATCAGATCTAACCTTTAAGACTTCATCGAAGTCATTTACTTTAGATGCTTTCATACCTTGCTACCTCCGGTTTAATTAATACCTGACAAGACCCATGTCTCATATCAGGACTAGTATCTTGATCACCAATCAATTTATTCTTACTGATGTTAAAGTATCTAGTCCTACTTGAGTTGTCTTGTTCTTTACCAATGCCTAGTATCCAATCAGCTTCGCCTTGCTTTGCAGTCTTGCTGCCGTCTACCATATCCATTGTTAGAAATAGCTTACCTTCCGCTTCGCCACTTGCTTGTGATACCGCAATGACGGGTGCGTAGGTCTTAGCAATCTCACGAGCCCATTGATAAATCGCTTTAAGTTCAAGATCATTTCTTTCTCCTTTGAATCCGCGAATCTTATCTATTTGATCAAAGATAATCAACGCAGGTTTATATTGTTTAAGTACTGATTCTACTCTTGCTTTACTACTTGAGTCTTCAAAGTCAAGGATGATAACTCTATTGC